CCAAACTCCCGTTTATATAACTCAAGACTTTACAGTATTAAGTATTGAAGTGGCTAGTTTTCCGGTTATAAATCCTTATAATGCTAGAATAATTTCTTCTTCTGGTGCTTTTATATCAACACCTGCAATTGTTAATGGTGTTTATGATACCTTAATAGTATACCCTAATCCATCTACATTACAAAATAAAATTCCAGACGGTACAATTTTAAATTATACAATCCGCCGCAAAGCAGACAATGATCAATCAGTAATAGTATTCCAATCCGCCCCACCAAATGATCAAGGATATCAAACTTTATCAGGTCCTGGATATTTAATACCAAATGACTTTACAGAAATACAAACAAGAAATGCTTTAACATTAATTAATAACTTAAAAGCTAAAAACGCATTTAGAGATGACAACGATACTTCACTATCTATTTTAACTCCATAAAAATAATTTGGATACAAACTTAAAAAACTATATATTTATAAACAAAATACATTTAAACAATGGGATATTTAAATAATCAAGTAGTAACAATAGATGCTATTTTGACAAAAAAAGGAAGAGAATTACTAGCTAAAGGCGACGGTACATTTAGAATCACACAATTTGCATTAGCAGATGATGAAATCGATTATACATTATATAATCCAAACCATCCATCAGGCTCAGCTTATTATGGTGAAGCTATTGAAAACATGCCCCTATTAGAAGCCTTTCCTGATGAAACTCAAATCATGAAATATCAGTTAGCTACTTTACCTCGTGGAACAGCTAAAATGCCTATTTTGGATCTTGGCCAATCAAATATTATATTAAAACAAACAGCTGATAAATCAATAACTCCTCAAACGTTAAATTATTTAGGTAATAACCAAGTATATGAAAGTTCAGGATACACATTTACTATCTCAGATGTTAGATTGTTTAGTTCATTTACTGGTACAGGTATAAACACACCACAAGCAGCTGCATTAAATTCATCAACTACTAATGGAACTAACGTATCTAAAACAGTAGTTGGAACCACGTTAACAATGAAAGCAACTGGTGTTAACACATTATTTGGTTCAAATACAACTTTATATGCAACATTAACTGTTGTAGGTAGAGATAGTGGAGCAAGATTACAAATTCCTGTTCAAATTACAAAAACAACAATTTAAAATATAAGACGACATGGCCTTTAAAAGATTAGATCCTCAAGATTTAGTAATAAGTACAGATTCTGTTACATCAACAGTATGGAGTAACAACAATCCAACATTGACAGGATTTTTCACCTCTTCAACTCAAGTGACTAGTAATGTAGCACAATTTTACTATTCAGTATATCAAACATCTTCCACAGATGCTTCTGCAGCCGTTCAATTTGATGTAGCATATTGTGATCAATATGGAAGTGGAAGCGTATGGTATAATCAACTAGTTCCTGGTGTTTCTCCTACAAGAACAAATTATGGACAATATAGAACACTTATATTAGGAGATGAAAATTCCCAATTTGTATTTGGAAACACTACTTCATCTTATTTTTATGCCATAAATGTTGAAAGAGCCAGATATAAACAATCTTTACTTCCTGGAACAATGACAATGATTCTTTCAGGCTCAGGAGGCCGAATTAGTTTAACAGATGATAGTACAATTGCTTCTTCAGTAACATTTACTGATGCCGGTAGAGTATATAATATGGTATCTGGATCAGCAGGAACAGTATTTACAGGAACTAATACTTTAGGATGGACTCCAGCTTCAGGATCATATGGTTGGTTCTTACCAGATATTGGAGTAATATTATTAAATGGTTTAGCTTTAGATGGATCCGGAGCTGCAGGAGGTATTAGTTTAGGAACATTAAGACCATCTAGTAGTATAGTAAATAACCCGACTAGAATAATAAATGCATTAAATTTAGGTCAATCCTTCAAATTAAATAGCCAAGAAGCATTATCATCAGATTTTATATTTGTTAGAGCTAGAAATGATGAATTTAACTATTCAGAAAATCCATCATTCATCTCAGGTTCAACAGGTGAAGTAATATTTGATTCTTTTATAAACAATCCCCAAACATATATTTCTACAGTAGGTCTTTATAATGATAATAGTGAATTATTAGCAGTAGCTAAACTTTCAAGACCATTACCTAAAGATTTTACAAAAGAACTACTTGTAAGAGTTAAGTTAGACTTCTAATGAATGAGCGCATACAAGCAATTCACAACACAAGATGTTGTAATAACACCATTTGATGCAACTAAGACATTCTCATACCGTGGAGATGAAATAATATCATCCAACTCAGGAGTTGAATTTTATTTAGGAAAAAAACCATTATCTAATGATTTTGTATCTTCTTCCCAAATATCTACAGGAATAACGTATAAAGAAAACACTACAGGTGTTTACAATAGTATAAAACAACTATACTATACAAATTATTTATCTTCAAGTTTAGGAGATAATGTTCCTTTACCTGTCCTAGTACCAGGAGTTTCATCTGAATTTGATGAAACCGTAGGGGTAATCAACGCCCCAAGATATGAAAATTATCTTCAATCTACTTTAACTCAATCAAGATATTTCCCAACCCAATCAGAAGCAAAAATATCAGTAATTTCTATTCCATCTAAATTATTTGGAGAAAATATTGTTCCATCAACATTTGATTTTAACTATTATGTTTCATCTTCAAATGAAATTGGATACTATAATATAAGTGATGATGGAGATGGAAATCTAAATTCTAATTTTAGTGGATCAAAAATATTTAATTTTTATGGTCAAAACCAAACTATATCAGCTAATGCAAACCAAGGGGCAACGACCGAACCCCCTAGAATAGTTCCTGGATTTATAACATCATCATATAATTATCTTCTATATAATTCTTCTAGCCGTTCTTTAACCCTAATTCCTAACTCTATTTCAAACACTGCTAGTGTAACTTTTAACTTTAGTGGAAGTAATTTTCAACCACTTTTAACTACTGCAAGTTTTTTTATTTCATCATCATTAGGAGTTTCAAATTCTTCATCTATAACACCTTTAAATACATCATCTTTAACAACAACTATATATTCTGGAATTGAATATTTCATTACATATAAACCTAACCAGTGGAATCCATCAATCTTTCCCGTTCAAACATTTGATGTTAAAATATCTGCAATATCTCCCGTTAATTATATACAAGTAACATCTTCTATAGTAGGACAAATATTTTATTCTCATGGTATAGCAACTTTTACAACTGGAGGGATAGAAGATATGGCTTCAAATTTAAATTATTATTTTTTAACAGGAAGTGGTTATGGTATTGGAGATTATGGAAATAATATTTATGGTGTTGCCCCAACTAGAATATATCCTTACCTTTTCTCATCTTCTATTTCATTTATGTCTTCATATAGAATATATGAAAACCAATATAAATGTGCCATTAGAGAAAATGAATTTAACTACACACAAAACCCATCATCTAGATCAGGTAGTGGAGAATTTTACTATAGCTTTGTAACAGGTTCATATTTTAGTCCTTACGTTACAACTATAGGATTATATAATGATAGTAAAGAGCTATTAGTTGTAGGTAAATTATCTCAACCAATCCCAATCTCTCTTTATACAGATACAACTTTTATAGTTAACTTTGATATATAATATATTTATAACCAAAATATATGTGGTTATATAATAATGAAGTTGTAGAAACGATCGAAGATATCCCTGCTAATACTTTTGGGTTTATTTACATTACCACTCATATCTCGAGTGGAATATCATATATCGGAAAAAAATCATTATATCACAATGTAAAGCGCAAATTAACTAAGAAAGAACTTGCTGAACAAACTGGGAGAGGAAGAAAATCAACTACTGAAACAATCCAAAAAGAATCTGACTGGAAAACATATTATGGTTCTGAAGATTTTATAAAACAAAAAATCAAAGAAAAAAAACAAGATGAATTTAAACGTGAAATAATACATTTTGTTGAAAATAAAAAAATGCTTACATATTTTGAATGTAAATACCAGTTCATGTATGGTGTAATAGAAAATGAAAATTATTTAAATAGCAATATTCTAGGCAAATTCTATAAAAAAGACTTTGCTATATAATATTTTGTTATTATATTTAAGGGTTATGGTAAATGAACTATTAATCAACTTAGTAAATTCAGTTTTAGGCTCCGGTAAACGTACCGCTAGAGGCAATCAAGCCTATATGTGTCCTTTCTGCAACCACCATAAACCAAAACTTGAAGTAAACTTTACTGAAAATAAAGAAGGTATCAATAAATGGGCCTGTTGGACTTGTGGTAAGAAAGGTAAAACAATATATAGTTTATTCAAACAACTAGAAGTAGCATCTGAAATTATATCCCAACTTAAACCACTAGTTAAATCTGGAAATTTTCTAGAAGATACTTCTGTAAAGGTATATGAAGTTAAACTCCCAGATGAATATAAACCAATATCAAACAGTAAAGATATTGTAGCTAGACATGCTGCTGCATATCTTAAATCAAGAGGCATAACACAAGACGATATTGAAAAATACAATATAGGATATTGTGATGGAGGACCATACAATAAAATGATCATAATACCTTCATACGATGAAAATGGTAAATTAAACTTTTTTACAGGTAGATCATTTGAAAAAGAACCATTCATCAAATACAAAAATCCAGATACATCTAGAGATATAGTTCCATTCGGTTTGTTTATTAACTGGAGTTTACCTTTAATCTTATGTGAAGGGCCATTTGATGCAATCGCCATTAAACGAAATGCTATACCTTTATTAGGTAAAAATTTACAAAACAATTTAATGAAAAAAATAGTCTCATCGACTGTCCAAAAAATATACATAGCACTAGATTCAGATGCTATGAAACAAGCTATAAAATTTGCTGAAGAACTAATGAACGAAGGTAAAGAAATTTATCTAGTTGAATTAAAAGATAAAGATCCATCTTCAATGGGTTTTGTTAATTTTACCAAACTAATACAAAAATCATTTCCCTTAACTCAATATGAGTTGATGGAGAAAAAACTATCATTACTATGAGTAAAAAAACAATTAAAAAATCTTATAACAGGATTCTAGAAATCTCTGAAGATGCACAACAAATCACATTACCAGATTCTAGATATTATAGACGAAACGGTGAATATTACCCTTCAATAACATATGTTTTAGGATATTACCCAAAAGGTAAATTTTTTGAAGATTGGTTGAAAAAAGTAGGATATGCTTCAGAACATATTGTTAAAAAAGCTGGAGAAGAAGGTACTCAAGTACATGAAATGATCGAACAATATCTAGAAGGAGAAGAATTAAACTTCCTATCCCCAATAGGTAAACCATTATACAATCCAGATGTATGGCAAATGTTTTTACGTTTTGTTGACTTCTGGGAAACATATAACCCAACATTAATAGAAGCTGAAGTACATTTATTTTCAGATGAAATTAAAGTAGCTGGTACGTGTGACTTGATAGTTGAAATAGACAAAGAATTATGGTTGATAGACTTTAAAACATCAAATCACATTCAGCCAACATACGAACTTCAAACAGCCATTTATGGAAAATGTTATGAAGAATGTTATGGTAAAAAAGTAGACAGATATGGTATATTGTGGTTGAAATCATCTAAAAGAAAAGCATCTAAAGATAAAATGCAAGGTAAAGGATGGGAAATGGTTGAATCAGAAAGATCGTTTGAAGAAAATCTTGATATATTCAAAACAGTAAAAAAATTGTTTGATCTAGAAAACCCAACCCACGCTCCAATCTTTACTGAATTTAAAACTAAAGTAAAGAGAAAATTATAATATTTATCATATATGATAAAACTAATCCCTTTACTTAAAGAAATTCAAAATAAACCTAAAGCTATTATTATGGCTGGAGGTGCATCTGTAGGAAAATCTACTGTATTAAAATCAGTAGAATCTATCTTAAAAAATTTTAAAAATCTGAATGTAGATAATTATGTAGAAGATAAAGATTCTTCTTTATATGGTAACTTAGCAGG